TTTTTATGCCTGACACCGCGCCCTGGGCAATAGCAAATGCCGTGAATGGATCAATCATTTCTTGTTCACAACTACCCAGCGGCAGATGCGTCCATCTTTGTCGGTGAATTCGTTAGCGCCCATCTTCTTGTCCTCATCTTTCTTAGGGATACGACAAACCAAAACCGTCTTTGTCTCAGTGCCAGGCCACGGGCTTTCCGCTGATGCAAGCAAAGAAATCACTTGTCAACCTTGGCGTCAAGCCGGTCAAATAATCGCTCTAGGGTTGCGTCGATCCTGTCGAACCGGTTCTCAATATCTTTCTTGGTAACGTAATTCTTGGGCAGGTCCACCTCAATTGCCTGGATGTCTTCTTTCAGAGACTTCACAGAATTCCATATCTCTTTGCACCACCAGCCAACAGCGACTAGGATCGCGCCACCCACAAAATTGAATAATGGCTGGAATTCCATGATTAGCCTTTAGGGTACTTATCTTTTACAGCTTGAATGGCTGTTTTCCATGAATCCATGCCGCCGTGATAAAGCAAGTCAAGCTGGTCAATGATGGACGGGTACTCGGCAGCGCGTTTGGCTTTGTATGCATTGGCGTTAATGTATGCCTGGACTACCGCTTCGTTGTATTGGACAGGGTTACCATCAGCATCAAATGCATCGTCACCATGAATGGTGACCACACTTGAGTGCGTTGCAAAAATTGCTTCATGCTTATTCATGCTGCCACCTCAATTAAAGTAATGTATGTAGGCATACCATCCACTTGCGCTCTTAAAAGATTCGCCCCACTTGCTATCGCATAAAGCGTGTAAGTCGTTGAAGAAGTAGTGGCTGGTGAGTCTAAAATTTGAAAATTCACTGTCTGCAAATAATCGCTACTGTTATTATTAAGGAAACCAGACGGTGTACTAGAACTTCCCCCACCAGTGGAAATATTTGTGCCACCACGATACAAAGTGAAATATTGCCATTGATAGCTACTGCCACCAGCATTTACAGATACTTGTGCAAGAATTTTACTTGTTGAAGATGTTGGCGTAATAGATGCTGATGCACCTGTAGAAACGAAAGACTGAGACGTCGTTGTAAATGAAGTAGTGTATTTCCCTTGCACTACTTGCAAAATTGAACCGGTTTCCTTCAGTATTTGGTTTCCGGAACTATTTCGAAGTTGGCCTCCATTCAGCTTTAGAACTTTCCCAGAACCGATATTGAGGCCAACGCTGGTTCCGGTTCCATCCGCAGCGAATATTGCGTCAACCGAGTCCAGGTCGGTGTTGATCTTTGTCCCCCAGGTGTCGGTGCTTGCGCCTACCTCTGGCTTAGTAAGGAGTAGGTTGGTCGTTGTCGTATCTGCCATGATTTACCTCTATGCGGCCACTTGCCACGTTGTTGAATTATCGGAGATATCTGTCCATGTTTCACTTGTGTCAGATATCGGCGTCCAAGTCTCGGACGTGTTCGCTATCGCGCCCCAGCCGAATCCCAATATTGTCCCAACTGAACCAGTTGCACTGTTACCGATTATCGCAATGGATGTGACATTTTTGACAGTTCCAACTGATCCAGTTCCGCTGACTCCGGTCACGGCCTGGAACGATATGACCTCGCCGGTCATAGTTCCTACAGCGCCAGTGCTGCTATTGCCGCTGGCAATTGGTGCTGCTCTGACAGTTCCTATTGATGCTGTGGATGCATTGCCTGTGATGGCGACTGAGTACGTTATGCCTACAGTGCCGACATTGCCGGTTCCAATAGTCCCATCTTCCTGGATAGATATACTGGCAAGCAGCGTCCCAATGGCAAGCGTAGATGCATTGCCAGAGATGACAACATTGCCTATTCCATAGACGCCCTTGCCGTAGTAGCCTGTACCGTACGCAGCCACGGCGCTGCTCCTTCGTTACGCCAACCGGATCAGGCCGGTGCTGGAGTCGTTGGTTGGCATAGTCAGAGTGAATGTACCGGCAGTTACAGTCTGCGATCCAAATGTGTGGACGCTAACCGCCTTGTTGCTCTGAGTCGAGTTGTAGATTAGGACCGCATCAAACGCTGTAGCCAGCGTGACATTGCTAAAAGTAATGGACGCGCTTGGCGTCAGGAACGCCGTGGTGCTTGTCGATGACGGCGCAGTGCCAAAGGTGACCGTTACGCCACCAGCGGTGTAGCCAGTTCCAGACACCTCATTGGTTGCGCTGTAGGCCGTCGTTGAGGCGTTTACAGTGGCGCTTGCCAGGTACAGGGCAGCCTTGAACGTGTCGGCGGTGGATGCAGTGTGCGCAGGCACTCCGGTCCCGTTAAATGCGTGTACGGCGTTGAGCAAGTCAACCTTGAACGATGTACACATTGCTTGCGTGTTTGCCATGTCTTATCCAATCATTTGAGTTATGCCCTCGCTGAACACATTGCGCTTGAGCGTAACGTGAACAGACCGATGCACCATTTCACCATTTAACCAATACTCGATGAACGAAATTGTTTCGTTGTCGGTCTCATCAGATCCCTCACGCTTTTCCAGCAGCGAGTCATCCATCTCACCCTTTGTAGTGGTCACTATCATCCAAATGTCCTTGCTCTTGCCATCAAAGCGCCGCCCGTCATGGAGCCGCGCTCATCAGCCAGGTTGAGTGCGTCGATGCCCTTCTGATACAGCCCAGCCCATACCTGGATTCTCGCATCATCTTGTAGGTATGGCGCGGCCTGGAGCAGTGAGCCGTAAAGATAAACGTCGGGAGACATGGTCAGCAGCCAGTTGGTCGTGTTCGACGTGGACAGCTTGGTGAGTTTCGCGTAGTAAATCAACTCAGAAACGTAGGACGTATCAGGCATCGGCAGGACGCGGATCTGTCCACCGATCACGCAAAAATACTTCGGCTGGCCGCTGGCGCTGTAGCTGACTTGCAAGTCATCCAGTGCATTGATGCTTTGGAATACCAGGGGAGTGATGGGGTTTGTTCCGGTCAGCTTGAACGATTTAGCCTCTAGGTAGTCATCAGGCAGTGCGCTGTACTCGGTGTTGACGGTGGCATTGGCCCTGACAATCATCTGCCTGGTGCGCAGATCGCGCTCCATCTGGGACTCAGCGAGAGAAACAAAGTCGGTGATGGCAGACGTGAGATCGCTACGGTTGAGCCAATCGGCCACCGAGGCTTTCAGTTCAGCGTAGGTGCTAAGTGCCATGCTCTGCCTTTTCCTTCTCGATGTCGCGCATCATCCAGGTGTGATCGTGCTTGAATTCAAAAGTCCCAATATGGCCGATCTCTTTACTCACGTCGTGGTCTATGTAGATTTTATACCCTGCCGCCTGCGCCTTTCGGCAGAAGAAAATGTCCTCTCCGATATAGCCGCGCTTGTCGGTACGCCAGGGAGTCTCAAACCAGGGTTCTGTCAGCTTCTCAAAGACGTTGCGCTTGATGAGCATCACGCCCATTCCGATGCTGCCGACTTCCTCAATGCCGGTTGACTCTGGCATGGTGTAGACCAATTCGCGCTCGCCATCTGGCCCGTATTTCTGGGCAGTCGGGCCTGTTGGAATTCTACGTCTGGCGCAGTTGGTTGCCACGATGTCCAGGTCGTGTGCAATCAAGCGCTCTACCATGTCCTGCGGGAACGTCATATCTGAGTCGATGAACAGGATATGCGTGCAGCCTTCACGCATCGCATCCAGCGCTAGGTCAGCACGCTGGTTCTGTATCAGCGTACCCTGCATGATCTTGAGAGACACTGCATCTGTCGTGTTCAGCGTGTGGTAGCAAACCATATTCACCAGGCAGTAGGTGAAATTGGCGTGAACCATGTCACGGGCTGGGGTGCAGACTGCAATGTAGTTGTTCATACTTGTCCAGGTCTCGTTCTAAAAAATCTGTTGTCGGGGTCATTGAGCCAGCGTTTCATGTACGCCTGATCGTCCAGCTTGCCCTCGGCCTTGAGTTTGTAGTAGACGCCCTCTGGAATGCTGGCAACGTGATGCCACTCGCCACTCCAGTTTGCACGCTCATCTACTCGGTTGAAATCTGCCTTGTTTGCTTCAACAACTGCTGTGACATCCTGCTGAGTCTGAATTGTTGCCTGGCCAGTTTCATCGTTGTAATGCCAAAAGCGGGTGATACCCGCTTCTTTGTTTTCGTCAAATACTTGATTGTTCATGCGTTAAAAAAGGGACCAGGTTTCCCTGATCCCTTTAGGTTGATTACGAAGTAATCAGGTCAGCAGCTAGGCCGTGGGCGTTCTCAGCCAGCACCTTATGACCCCACTCAACCAACAACATACGCTTCTCAGCGTCGCCGGTCTTAGCGAGTTCAATTTGCTGGTAAGGACGCAGCACAGTCATCTTTGCGTACTCAGGATCGAGTACCCAAGCGTCACGCTCACGTTGGAACCTGTTGGCTACCACGGCCACGGTTCCGAAATCGCTGACGTAAAGATCCACGGCGCCAATTAAAGTTGCAGGTTTCTCACCGCCATTGATGTTGAAACGGCTGGAAGCGATACCAGAGAAACCGCTGACGCGCTGCTTGTTAACAGGGCCGGTCATCAGGATCTTAGGAGCGCCGCCAGCAGTCCACACTTGCTGAATCACATTCTTGAGAATGGTCTCAGTGAAGGTGCGGACGGTTCCATCAGTACGGGCGCTGCTAGGCAGGGTTGTGTACGATGGGTTAGTGCCGTCGCTTGCCTTGTCGATGTTGGTCTTCAAGAAAGCGCCCAGGGATGCAGTACCGCGTGCGGTGCTGGTGCTACCGGCTGCGGCCACCGCGTTGTTCAGCATGGTGAACTCTTGGTCGCGCTTCAGTTCGGCGCTGCGCTTGGCGATCTGGTAAGCCAGTTCGCTGCGACGGCCAGCCTTGTTAACCACCTCTTCAGTCGCGGACAAGATGATGGTCTTGCGCGAAATCTGAGCGTAGTTTTGCAGGCGAACAGTTGCGGTAACAGCGTCAAAAGATGCGACATCGTCACCCTCAATCTGCTTGTTAGCTGCGGCGGCTGCCAGCGTGTCGGTCTGATACTCAAACAGCGAATTGCTGATTGACTCACGCCCGATATTGCTCATGTACGGTGTTTCTTCCGGTGCAATATTAGTTATGATATTCGAGAGGTCCTCCCGAATACCTTTGGCGTCAAAGGTCGTGAAAGTGTTAGTTACGATACTCATGGTGTTCTCACTTCAATAAAAGTTCAATTGCGGAGACCGCGTCTTGGACGCGGCCAGTTTTTGCAAGACGTTGTTTTGCGCGCGTTGACTCGCTTGTCGTAGAGACTCGACCTGCTGCACCTGGCTTGGCTGGTCTTGGTCCATTGTTGGTCACCGGCTTGATGTTGCCCCGCTTGGACATCATCTGTTCGTACAGTGCCGCTTTACGCAGCACGTTCACGACGCGGTGGTCAAAAATGTTCTTCAGTTCATCAGGCTCGAATCCAGCTTTCTGCCCGAATTCAATGAGTAGCGCTTTCTCTGCCTTGGCCTTTGCTGGGTCCTTCCACTCGGGTAGGACTTCCATCAATCTTTCCTGCTCTTGAGCAAGAAATGCCTGCATAGACTGCGCCTGTTCCTGGCGGGAGATTTCTGCAAGCCGCTGCTGTTCGCTCTGAATAGCCGCGTACTTGGTCTGGTTCTCACGCACTAACTCTTTCTGCCTCACCCACTCGATGGGATCCTCTTGGTAGAGGCGGTCCCAATCGATCTGAGGCTCTGCTGCCTGCTGAACTTGTTGCTCCAACTGTCCTAACAACTGCGCGTATTGCGCACGCTCGGCGCGGATGGCCTGGCTCTCTTGCTCGACTTGCTTGCGCACCTCGGCAATCTGCTGGGTCTTCCGCGTGTAGTCTTGGGTTCTTGAGTAACCTTGCTGGAGTTCGTCAAGCGTTACAGAAACTTCCTTACCGTCTACTTTGACGGTGAAAGTCTGCGGCTCTTCGCTCTCCTCTGATTCCTCATCTTCCTCTGACTGTTCGGTAGGCGTTTCATCGTCCGATGCGTCTGCATCACCGGACAATTCATCATCCACCGCCGCCTCAGTTTCCTGAGATAACGCCTCGTCGGGTAACTTTTCTCCGTCTTCCGGAAGTATCGCCGTGAGTGCCTGGACTGCTGCGTCCATGTTGAGTGATTCTGTCATTTATTTACCCGTTCCAGCGCACGCTGCGCCACTTTTGCGTTGTCGATGGTCTTTGTCAGTTCACCTTTGAGGTTATCTATTGCCCTCAACATGGACCAGGCCATCTCGCGTTTTGCGGATTCTTCGGGTTTGCTGCTCTTGAAAATCCAGAGTTGTTCGTTTTCAATCTTGGTGATTGCAATATTGAACGTCTCGTCCTCCATGAGTTCCTGCGCCTTGCGGCCAGAGCGAATTACTTGATCTGTCATGCCATTCCAGGTTGGTTGATGGTTGCCTCTCGATTCATGCTGGTTACAGCTTGAATCTCAGCGTTGCTAATTTGTGCGTTGTACTTTAACTCATATTCGTATTTCTTTAGTAGTCCATTCTGAGCCAACTCGTCGCGCCGGAAGTCATCGTCACGGATCATCTGCTCGCGCTTGAGTTCCAACTCGGCGGCCTTCTTCTGGATGTCGGCCTCGATGGACTTGGCCTGGACCTCGGCCAGCACCTGTTCTGGAGTTGGTTTCTCTGGTGCTGGCGCTGGTGGCTGGTAGTCGGCAGGGATGTCGTTAAAGAACTGGCTGGAGTCCTTGAACCCGCTGAGTTCCACGATCTTGCGCAGGGTGCTGGCGTACATGGACGGGCTTACCAGCGGGTTCTGTGGGCCGAGTTGCGTCAGCGCCTCTTGCTGCTTGGCGCTAATCATCATCAGAGCCTGCAGGCGCTCGTTGGTGTCGCCGTTGCCCAGACCGATGTTGATGCTCACGTCCATGTTGGCGTTCCAGGCGCGGGGATCGATCTCCACAAACTGGTCGCGCAGGCGAATCATGCGGGGCTTGTCCTGGTGGGTCACCATCAGGAACAGGATGCCCTTAAACAGCTTCTTCATACCCTCGGCCATCATCCGCGCCGTGAGTTCGATGCGGCCCTGGGACGCGCTGATGGTTGCGGCCACCGCCGCCTTGGTGCTGGACTGCAAGGCGTCGGCGTTCAGTCCCATCGCGGCCTTGCTCATGCCGGTGCGGTCTTCCTTAATCTGGTCGATGTAGTCCAGCATGGGGAACGCGGCCTGCCCGACAAATGGGCTGGAGAATGGCTGCACCATGCCAGGCGCGCGCATACGAATAATCGCGCCGGTTTCGTTGTTCAGCACGTCATCCATGTTGACC